CGCCACCCATGTCGTTGCGTCTTGCACACACAGAAGCGCTGATAAGACCGAAGAGGCGAGATTCGTCTGGTCTTTAGCTTGAGATGGGTACGTGTACTTCGCTCCTAAAGCACTCGACAGGAAACCCGACATAATCGCCTCGGCGCACGCTACTGAAAGCGCCGCTACTTGGGCGCTTTGAGCATCCGTCAATGACGTCTCAGGAACCGGCGTAGCTGTGCTGCCCGCGTCGACCCACGCTAAGTATGCGATATAGTCCGTGTTGGTTGGGTCGGGCCAAATCTGAAGTCCGTCCGACCTAATAATTACTTGACTATTAGCGGTTAAAGCGTAGGTGTACATTATAGTCTCGCCGAAAACTGCATGCTTGCAGTGGTGTTGTTGGCCGAGAGGCTAGTCGCATTACCCGCAACAAGGCCCGAGGAAACCGTGGCAGCGATAAACGCACTAGCAGAAGAGCTGGCGCCATAAACAATTGAAGTTGCTGCGGCTACAGTCCCATCCGCAGCGACCGCTTGAAAAGTTGTCGCGGCCGACGATGAAAAACTAGGAGTAGCGCGCATCGCGGGTATGGGTACGGTGAACTGCCCCGTGGTCGCGTTAATTGCTTGACCTGCGCCGAACCGAGTATCCCCCGACCCCGAAACAACGTAGTAGTAGCGCTGACAATACGAAAGCTCTTGCGCATACTGACGCCGCTCGAACGCAGAGGCGTACAACCCTGACTCGAATTGAAAATCAGTAAGCGCGATGTAATTACCGACTGCGGCTCCCCAGTTTACGAGCCCCGCTACCGTAAGGTAATTGCCCGACTGCCATGCATTCAAAGTCGGAGTTTGGTATGTCGCATTATTTAAGCTACCTACGTTGAGCCACATACCTCCCGCCGCGCTATTAGGCGTAGTCAGACTTGTCGGAATCGTAGGGATCTGAAGAGGCACCAAAACAGGGACTCCCGCAGTAGCGGAGAACGTCGTAACAAATGCGTGGGTCGCTGCGTAGTCTCGCACGGCTACCGCATAAGTCCCGCTCACGTTCGTGCTGAACACGAAACTGAGGGCGGCGGGACCTCCGAGCAGGTCATAGCAGTTAAATCCCTCAATAGGCTGACAAATTCCGCCCCAGTAGTTAGCAGACGTAAGACTGCTTACCGCAGCGTTTACTGTCTGTACTACAGCGTTCAGCGTCATCCCGTTATAGACGATAGTGCCTTGGGACTGAGTGAATTGCCCTCCGGCAGAAGCACCGTTAGTGGCAACATACATATCAGGACCGCCGTACCCGCCAATGCCGGCCGAACAGACGATTGAGGGTGCCTGCGCGATGTTGCATGCCCCGTTTATGGCGCGATTTTTGCCGCTAATCGTAGCTGCTACGGCCAGGGCCAGGGCATTCGCAGCCGCCGTTGTGGCGAGCTTCGTCGATACGTCGCCGGCCGGCGCGGTGACGCCATTCACAGCCCCCGTTAGGGTTCCGCCCGACAGCGGCAACATATTCGCCGTCGTGACCGGGTTGAAATTCAAAACCTCATACGATTCGCTGCCATCAGCCACGAAGCCGATAAACGCGAAGCCAGCTGCGGAGTCGGTGTAATCGACGCCTGGAATCAGCTTGTGGCCGTTACTAAACAGCCACGCAAATCCCACAGTGTGAGGGTAAGGAACACTCGTCGCGCCGGCCGCGGGAGTGAAAGACTGATCATTCGGAACATAGACAGTGGACGGACTATAGACGACGCCAGTCAGTACTTCGATTAGATCCTGCGCGCCAAGCGGCTCGGTGAAATTGACGGTTACGCCATCCGCGTTCAGCGTGTAATGCACGCCGAAAGTCTGTTTCCCGCCGTTGCGATAGGGTACGGCGAACGGAGCTGTGAAGCCACTCGTGAGAACCGACGTTGCGCCCGCGACGAATCCTCCGTTAGCAACGGTGTAAACGGTCGAAGTGGGTGCAGTCACGCCATTGGCGGTCACCTGTGTTGTTCCGTCCGGGAAAGTAAACCCCCCGGTCAGAGACTTAACGCCTCCATTTACCTGCAGCGAATGTGTGCCATCGTCCACCGTCGTGCCAATCAGCCAGCGGCCGGCCGCTGAAACTCGGCCGCTCTCGACCGCATTCACGATAAACGTTATCGGAGCAGTCCCTACAGCCGCCAGTGCCAAGCCAAACGCAGAGGATACAAGCTGCGCAGCTGCACTGCCCACGGCCCCTATCATGCGCAGGATACCTCCAGTGCCCGTCGCAGAGATAGACCCGATCGCTTGAATCGCATCAACCCCATTGTCAACCGTATTGGCAAGCAGCTTGGGCGCGGAAACGCTCGTGGTGTAGCCGGGAGTGCTCTTATTCGAGTACCAAGCCACATGCCATACCGACACGCCGTCCGTCGTGTAGTAAAGCGAATCGTTATTGGCCGCCGTGTACGGCATCGCGATGTCACATGTATCAGAGCCTGACAAGGCAAACACCGTAGTACTTCCGGAGATATTCTTCAGGGCGAAACCTGCACCGGCCGGGTAGGTCGATGCCGGCGGCAGCTGCGTTACAACGCCTGCCGCGGTGATATAGCCTATTGTTCCGAGATTTGTGAGCGCAAGCGTTTGGCTGGTCGACAAGATGACCGGCTTAGCAAACTGGACACCAGTCGTCGACGACGTAGCGTAAACGCCGGTCGCGTCGCTGAAAAGAACGGCCGATGACCCTTGCAAGACCGGAGCGCTCGGCACGACGGAGGCCACGTTGACCGTCAGCGTGTAAGCTCCTGTGGTTCCGTTCTGCACGACAAAATTGTGCGGTGGCACACCAGCCGGAATCTGCAAGATCGCGTTCCCTGTCAGCGCCCCGCTGATCTTATAAATCGCGTTTGCAGCCTGTGCAGCGCTCAAGACCGTAGTTCCTGCCGCTACCGTGAGCGAAAGCTCGCCGATGACGCCTGAGACGCTTGTCGCGGCTGCTGCCGCGGAAAGGGCCGCAGCGGTCTGACTCGTTAGCGCTGCCGCTGCGCTAGTAGCTGCCGAAGTCTGGCTGCTTGACGCAGCTGCTTGGCTCGCAGCTGCGCTGCCTGCGCTGGTCGCTGCCTGCGCAGCTGAAAGTGTCGCGCTTGCTGACATCGCCTCGGACGTGGCATCTTCGTCCTGCCACCCCGTAGAAACGTAGACGCGGATTTTCGGAGGAACCGCTGTTATGTTTAAGTACCGGGCACCCACCACCAGCGGGTTACCTTGGTTGTCTACAGTCGGGTCGGTAGCCTGGTCGCCCAGCCACGTCTTTTCAAAAGATGCTAAACCGGTCGTGAGGGTTAAAGCCGAAGTCGCCGCGGATACTTGGCTCGCGGACGCTGCCGCCTGGCTGGCCGCTGCAGACGCCTGATCTAGCGCCGCCGCCGCCTGGCTGGCCGCCGCCGCTACCTGGCTCAGTCCTGCCGCTACCGCATCGGCCGCCGCGGCCGTTACACTACTTGCTGCCTCCGACGCGTATGCCTGCGCGTTTGCCGCGGCGGTCTGCGCTACCTGCGCTCCGCTCAAGTCAATTGATATGGTAAACGCGTCGTTCGTGATTACTGGAGTTGCCATTTATGTACCGCCTACCGTGACTTGCGGGGTAATCCATACGTTGCCGCCCATGAGGACCGACACGTTACCGAGGGAATCTGTGATCTTTATGTCGTAAACGCCGAGTAGGGTTACGCGTCTGCCGTTCATGACTTGCGTAACCGTGACCTCACCCGACAGCAGCGCGGCCGACTGCGCCGCGCTCATAACCGGCTGGAGAGTCCCGGCTGCGCCACCAAGCAAGATGCCTCCAGTGTTGCTGTGCAAATCCAGTAACGTCGTCGTTGCGTAGTAAGTCGAGCGGATCTGCATATGCGCAGAGTAGCCAGAGAAATTGAGCAACGCACCCGAGGGCCAGCTGAGAGTCAGTAGAGGGCTCCAAGTTTCGCCTTGCTCCAACTGGATGTCATACGCTGCGGCGGTCATCTGTTCCCCTTTGCATACCTGGCCTTCACTGCGTTTATTTTCTCCAACATCGCTACCGTTTCTGGTGGCATCTGCACTTCAGCGCTCAGCGTTTGCAGCGTCTTCCAGATCGCATCGAGCTGATCCCCTACCGAGGGATAAGCTTTAGCGCGCAGCGGCCCTGGATCAGGGTCGTGTACAATTTTTGTCATGGCTGTGTTACTTGGAACGTTGCATCCAGAGCTGGAAACGAGGAAACCAGAACCGTGTAAGTGCCCGGCTGTGTAAAGCTCAAGTCAACCTCACCGTCTGTCACGACGCAGGCGTTTTCGCCGTCGATTGTAACCGTTGATGGATTAGGAATGCTAAGTAATCGCATGCCAGAAAGTGTCGTTGTGTTATTTTTCCTCTCCGTTATAACTCCATCGGCAATGTGATGCGTCTTTCCGGTTCCGTTGCCTAAGACCCGGCTACCGCCGACTGGTGGTTTCTGAATACTCAACATGCGCGCCGGGATATTTCCCGATCCGACGATCTTTCCTGAAGCGTCCGCCATGACAAACGCTGTCATAGTCTCTCCATTAGGCACCAGCATTAAATCGCTCATCTTTTCGCCTCAAGCACTGTGATATTCACATCTGCCGATCCACCCGTCACTTCAATCGTCACTAACCCGTTCAAGCCGAGTGCCGTGCAGAAAAATGACAGACTATTCCACCCCGTTCCCTGCTCCATAAGCGTTCCGTTGACGTACAAGTATCCTGTTCCTAGCGCAGCGTCCGCTCCATCCCCGCCCTCAGTTACAAGCTCCATGTTTACGAGGATGATTAAATTTCCCCCGCTCGCCACGTAATTTACCGATACCGCACTTGACGAATTCGGCGTCAAGTTGTTCCATTGCGCCATCGTTGTGACAGCGTTGCCGGCTATCGTCAGCGTGCTAACCGCAGCGTTTTGTATCTGCGCGTTCACAATCGATGCGTTTTGAATTTGTGACGTTCCTACCGCTTCACTGCCGATAAGGGCCTGGGTAATCGACGCGTATTCAAACATCGCAGACTGACCTTTAAGCGAGTAGCCAGACGTTCCTGTATTGCTGTTATAAGGCCCTATCACTCCGCTCGTGTTGACCGCGCGAACCCAGTAGTAAAAGGTTGTGTCGCCGGGTAGACCGCCTACAGTGAACGTCGTTGACCCTACGTTGTTGGCCACCATGCTTGCCGTCGCGACATTGTCTTCGGCCGACTCGAAAATCTGGAAATAGCTGAGATCCAAATTGGGGGGCGCAGCCCAGTTCAAAATTACACTGAGAAAGCTCCCCACTGCGGTGAGGGAAGTCGGCGCTCCTGGTGGAGATCCGATCGTAGGTACTGTGTATGTGTTATCGAGCGCGGGTGATAAGGTGCCGTCTGCTGAAAGACCAAACAATCTGAAATCGTAAACATCCCCGGCAGTGACGCCCAAAATATCGTAATTAGGCGTGTGGATCGAGTAAGTGACCCACGGACCCGAGTTGATTTGATATTGCAGTTGATACTGCACCGTGTTGCCACTCCAGGATAGGAGCAGCTGCTGCCCAATAACCCCCGGAGCGATCAAGTAAGTCGCGGGTGTCACGGACCAGGCTGTCGGGATCGTCGCACCCAGGCCGCTCTGCAGCGTTATAGGGGGCAGGTACAGTGCGGTTCCAAAATCAATGCCGTTGAATTTAGACTCATTGTACGAAACCGCCAAGACAGAAAATATATTTCTAGAGGATTCCTGAACATTTATTACGCGGAAAAGTTGAAGATTGACATCGGACCCCGACAGCGCCCACATGAACCCCGGATTAGGTGCCGTAGGCATACTCGTCGTGAAACTAAGCTCGTCTGTCGTGCCTAGCGTGTTGGCGACGCCGACTGACTGCTGAGTTCCTGTTGAGTCCATGTAATAGAGCGTATAGGTCTGCCCCGCGTCAAACGTAATAGGAGCATCCAAGAAAATGCTATCCACCGTACCTGCTACGGTGCGTCCGCCCATACGCACGCCGGCACGCGTGGGGTCCGCTATCTGAATGATTTGGCCCGGCACGAGGTACGCAGCCTCTAAGCCCGCCTGGAACGTCAGCTGGTCGGTATCGAGCTGCTCAGTTAGCAACGTCCACAGACCAAGCCTAGCGGCCTGCCCTCTGGATGTCGTCCCGATAGCCATAACCTGAACGGCGCGAACCCCGTAGCGAATTATCCCCTCGGGGCTTTCGACATATTCGGTATTCTGCGCGTACTGCTGAGTCGGATCGTTATACTGGACATACGCCACCGTATGCCGGTCCTTTCTCGCGCTCCCCGAGTAGCTAAATTGCCCTCCGATCACATTTGCACGGGAGAAAAAAGCAGTGGGTGCCTGTGGCGAATCCTGCGTTAGAAGTACAGTACCAAGACCCCAATACGACATTCCCCGAAAGACACTGCACAGATCCTGGATCATGTCATAAGCAGCCTTTGCGCTGTTCAGGCATGCATTCATGACAAACCGAGGTTCCTGGCCGCCGAATCCGTCCGGTACGAGTTCGTCGCAATACTGACCTATCTCATACAGGCTCGCCGTGTTTATCTCATACGCGTTGAGATACAACCCAAGGCCATATCTGGAGTTGGTCAGCATGTCGTACAGGCACCACGCAGGATTGTTCGAGTAGGCGATCTGGAAACTGCCGTCCCATGCTCCGGTGTAAATTCTGGCGTCAGCGTCGTAGTTGCTCGGCACCTGAATCAGCATCCCCTCGATAAGGTATGTTCTGGTAGGGATATCGGTGAACTGGCGAGCGTCCAGCTGCATACCCACTAAAGCGGAATTTGGATACGTCAGCATCTGATCTATGACACCGGTAATGGCGCCAAAGTAGGTGGTGTTGACCAGGTAATCGCTCGTCGAATCGACTGTAACGCGAGCAACCGTTACGGTCCACGGCCCGACACCAGTGAGCGGAAACCGATAGCTCCGCTCATACCCACTACTCGTCTTGCCAGTGAACACAGCGTCTATAACCTGGATTTTCGGTCCAGTCGTTGACTGACAGCTGATCGTCATTTCGACAGACGTACCAGACACGTCGCCTGTGGACGTGTCTGTCGAGGATAACTCACCGATTTCAAGCGTAACTATCGCGGCGGTGAACTCCGGGTTGTCCAGCGTCCAAGTAACCGGAACAGCGTTGTACACTTGGGTTCCGAGAGAGTTAGTCTCCGATGCCGCAGCGAACCCTGGGATGTACGGCTGTGTCTGCGTCCCGTTCACCCATCCAATTGTCGCCCCTGTAAAATTAGCCGCGCCGTTGCTTTCCAGGACTGGAACACCGTCGAGATAAATCGACTCCATCCCGTTCACGAGACCTTTAATCTCGCCCTCGCAGAGCAAATCGAGCACACTGACGAAAGCTACCGACTGCAGCGAGTCAGGCGCATCCGACGCTGCGCCGCTTCCTCCGCCAGATTTACCGCCGCCGCCCGCGCCTTGTGGGGATATAAGCCGCTTCATTGGCTTACCCTTCGATGGACGTAAGTAGACCGGTCTCGGTCGCTGCGCTGCTCATGTCCACGGCCTGCAGCGTTGCACTTATCGCTTGGCCTCCGATCATCATCAAACCATAAACAACCGGGACAGGACTGCCCTGTTGCGCATTGTCCGTAGGGCCGTTGAAGGCGTAAGACTGCAACGAATTCGCAGATCCTGTCTGCAGCTTCGTTAGCAGCCCTGTGACACCCGACAAGATCAATCCTGCGCCCATCGATATCAACGCACCGCCGGTGTAGCCGCCGATCCCTGTCCACCATGTGAACGCGATCAGCACAACGCCTACGACGATCTCCAGGATGCTCCCGAGATCGCCTTTGGCCCCTACCACTTCCGGAGAAATAATCAGCCTGCGGCCGGCCGGCAGGCCCAGCTCTTCTTCAGTTCGGCTCCGCTTATCGACGATGACGTGATACCTAGCTCCCGCCTTGGCGCGCTCGATCATGTAAGCCTTGAAGTCCGGCCGCTCAAGACCTATCAGTCGCAGCGCCTCGCCTGGGTCGCGACACACGAGCCTGCGCTTGCGTCCGAACCGTTTCCCAAGCTCGCCGGCCAAATATACTTCGGTGTACTGAGCATCTACGAGACGCATAGCTGTGTCTTATGCCTTAAATAGTGAGTTGTATGTTTCATCCAGTATCCGCCGTAAGTCGTTATTTCCGACAGACGGCGATCCACATGGTGCAGAAGCTTACCATCGCCTATGTAGATTCCGGCGTGATTCGGCACCCTAGAAACATACTGCATAAGCAGAATGTCACCTCTCTGCAGGTCTCGAACTTTGGTTGGCACAGAGACAAGACCATTCTTCTCGTAACCGTTGACGTAAAGGTTCTCTCCCTTATCCCACCAGTTATTTACCCGCTCTTCCTGGCTTAGCTCGATACCCAGCTCCCGCTTATACCAGTCACGGACAAGGGCGTAGCAGTCCATAATGCCATGCACAAAAACGCGGCCGAGATAAGGGGCTTCGTACCCCGTTGGTTCCGTGTAGCTGTGCCCCGCTTGCGGCCAGCTTACGATGTGCCAGGGAACCTGGTGTTCCTCAATGCTGACAAGATCAGCCTGCGTCGGCGCTGCGCTACCGTTGGGGTGTGTGTGCCATATCGCCGTGACCTCGTGATCGACATTAAGAAACCCCCACTCCTGCGCCGAAATTTTGAATGTCTCGTACGGGTTATCTGCCACGTTCCTGCACTCGACAAGCGCCAGGTTATCCCCGTTCTTTATGATTGCTCCACAGCGTTCCTTCGGGTGGTTGCATGTTTCCGCCTCAAGCTTCGCTATTGCCAGCATCTGTCGAACTAAATCATTGGGTGTTGCCATATATCTGTGCTCCAGGAAACCCGCCATAGGGAAGCAACGTGTTCGTGCCGAACCGCGCCTGGCACGATGTCAGTTTTTTTCCGCATTGATCCGCACCGACCAGCGATTGCGGAACATCGTTAATATCGAAATACTTTCCGGGGGTCGCCACCCAGGAGCATTCCGCACTTTCATAAATCCAAGGACAGCTGTTCTGAAGGACTTGCCGGCACGGCAGCATTAATCCCACCAAGTCGAATGAAGTGGTAAGTTCAAACTGCACCTCAACGGAGGTTTCAGAAACTTTACGATTCACAAAATAGATATCTTGCGGAAATTCCTGGGTAGGATCGGCCGTGGGTTGATCGTCAAGGAATTTTGCAAACGTGCGTTTACGAGTGATCTTCGCGCCGACCAGGTCTCCGTATTGGAGAGCCGTCGCGGAAATAATCCCGTTAGCATTCGATACCGTCAGCGTCGGATTCGGCGTTGCACCTTGCCCGCTGAACTCAAAGCCGGCGGCTTGAAGGGGAATCGGTTGGTAATTGATTCCTTGAAATACAATCGGACGGCGAAACTCGTCAGTACCTGAATAAAAATAATCGATAGTGGCAAACCCAATCACCGACGTATCGAGTATGAAAAGTTCGATCAGCGCGTTAGGCGCTAGTTTTTGTATTTCACCGCTAATTTCGCTCATGTCTAGTCCTAGTCTGGGTCAAATACCTGCGTGAATGTGACGGAAATCGTTACCTGCCCTGCGTCTGTTTCGGCGCTCTTTATTTCTCCCGTGGTCTTGACCTTGATCGCCTTCGAGCGTCGAGGTGGAGTCCACCAAAATCGTTGAAACCCTGCTTGTTGGATCAAGAACCAGTGAATTTCATCTGCCTCGTCTGGCCACCGGTTAAACACGAGTGTCCACACCTGCGGAAGAGTGTTCAAACCCGCGGGAGTGTCTTGAGAGTAGCCATCACCGTAAGCAGCGGTGAGGACGTTAGGCGTCACCGACGACGACGCGCCGTAATCCGGTTGCCAGGTAAAAATCGCCAGATCCGCCATTACTGATTCACACTCTTTATGATCTTGTTGACCTGACCGCCAGGCTGCGCGTGCTTACGAACGATTTCGATGACTGACGACTCCAGTTCTTTTTGCATTGCATCGTTACGCACGCTCTGCGTTTGTGAACCCTGTGTTCCCGTACCGAGGGAACTGGTATTGCTGTTGTCGATGTTGAACGTCAGCGCCGTACCGCCGCCTGAAACTGTTGGTGAAGACACAAAACCACCGGTTGCAAAGTGGCTTCTACCCGCTGAGGATTGCGAACCATTTGATCCGTTCAAAGCCTCCAAAAGCGGTCTATTAGCTGCTGTGGACGCAGCGTTCACGACGAACTCTCCGTTTGAGAGCATCGCCGGGATGCTGTCGCTCGTGCTCGACCCCGCGCCCGTGATATGTCCGCCCGTTGCGTACCCCATCGCAGACCCCGAAAAGCCCGTTGAAACGCCGCTGGATGCCTCTCCTGCAGTACTTCCTCCGAACGTTGAGCCTGTCGTTCCCGAGACCCCTCCGCCAAACGCTGAAATGAAGCCTTGCTGAATTAACTTGAACACTTGAGATTCCGCAGCTTGTACCTCCATCTTCAGTAAGGCTTCGGAAAACGAAATAGCTAAGTTCAGGAAATTTATCTTTCCGGTCTCTGCAAACTTAACGACTGCATCCGTCAGCCCGTCGAACAGATTTGAGAACGCTCCCGCCACTTGACCTGACGTGTTGTCGGCTTGAGTTTGAAATTTCTGCCACGAGGCTTCCACTCCATTTTCCCAGCTGCCCTCGTTCGCTTTCATCTTGTTATAAGCGTCGGTGTCCTGCTGCACCAGGGTGTCGTAAAGATTCTTTTGGGCCGCGATCATAGCCGTATAGTCTGTTGAACTGTTTGGATCTTTCAACTGATCCGCTTGAAGACCGCCTACTGCCTTTGTGTAATTGTCCTGAGCATCTTGGATTTGCTTTTGCAGCTTCTGTTGATCCGGGTCTTGACCGCCCGGTGCAGTTTGCTGATTTAGCGA